CCAATCATACTCAAGAACGCTTTGGAACGCCAGGCGTTGGGTTCGATGGATACAACGGAAGCGTAGACGAAAAGGCAGCAACGCTCGGTGTGAATTGCGGAATGTCCACAGGCAGGAACGGAGTTGTCCTTAACGACCAAGGCGGAAACAGAATGGACGTAACGGAAGAAGTTACTTGCACCTTAAGAGCGCAAGCACATCATCCGCCTGTGGTTATGGATGTCTTTGACAACCACGGAAAGGATGTCCGCTATACGGGGCCTATTGAAATTGCGCCTACGATTTCTGCAACCTATGGAACGGGAGGGAACAATCAACCGTTTGTCGTGGGTAAGAGTTGGGATGGCAGAGAAGTTTCGCCGACCTTAACCAAGCAAAATGCAGGTGGCAATCAACGAATGCCCGACAAGGACAATTTTAACTGCGTTCTTCAACCTTACGGTATTTCCGCAAAGGATAGTAATGCAATGAAATCAAGCAATCCCCATAGCGGTATTTACGCAGCAAAGACATCTCGAACTCTTGACGGCAATGGCGGAAATCCCGCTTGTAATCAAGGTGGTATCGCTGTGGTATGCGTCGACCAAGGTGGCGGAAAGTCCGCTTGCAACGTGACGGTTGAGAAAACACCAACACTCACTTGCACGCACGGGGGCGAGCCTGCGGTTTGCGTAGAAACTCCCAAAGAAGGTAAAGACCCTGTATATGCGATGACAACGGGAAGTTATCAACAGGTGGAAGAAGGGCGTTCGCCGACATTAATGGCAAGGGACTACAAAGACCCGAACGCTGTTTGTTACGGAATAGGCAGAGACACCTTTAACCAAGGAAAGAATGCCAAGTTCTCGCCGACCTTTGAAAAGGAACTTCAACCCACGATGGTCGCAAAGGGGCCTGGGGCAATTGCGTATGGGTTCGACCAATGTGCGGACAGGGATGTTGGGGCGTTATTCCTTGAAGAGAAATCAAAAACGCTCACGAACGGCACTTGTCCTGGCTATCACAACAGCGTATGCAAAACAGATTATACGGTACGAAGATTAACCCCCGTTGAATGCGCAAGATTGCAGGGTTTCCCCGATTGGTGGTGTCAAAACCTTGAAACGGAAAAACCGACGGACGAGGATGTATATTATTGGTATAAGGTTTTCGAGACGTATCGTAAACTGACTGGCGAAGGAAAGCCGAAGACCGATAAGCAAATCCGCAAGTGGTTGAACTCGCCGCATTCCGATTCCGCAGAGTATAAACTTTGGGGGAACGGCGTGGCTTTACCGTGCGTATTTTTTGTACTTTCGGGCATTGAATATTACGCAAAAAAATCTTAAAAAAGTGTATCAAAATTAAATAAAAAATTATCAAATTATCGCCCAAATTCGCTGGATATAATTCCGTTTTAGAGGTAATATACCCATACAAAAATCAAAGGAGGGCGATTGCCTATGAAGATTCATTTCAATATAAGCAGACAGAGCGAAAGAGAACGCTTTGTCGAAGAAATAACCAGATGGCTTGGTTATGAGAGAGAAGTAACGGAAGACGGTTTTCTCGTTATTGGTAAGGTTCAAATCGACAAAGAAAACAACCTTATTATTGCCGACGAGATGGAAGACGAAACGGTGGAGCGTTTACTTCAATTTTTGTACGACGAGGGGTTCGAGAGCGATTTGAGTTATAAATTCGACGATGAACCCCAAGCGGACGAAAGTAACGAAGACCCCACCTACGCATTTGAGGATTTCAACTTTGAAGATGTTGATATTACGAAGAATGCAGCCGTGGAAAGAAAGCCTTATGAAAAAAAGCAAAAGGCAAAAGAAACGGAGGAGCCTACCCAGCCCAAGGCGGTCATAGAACCACCGCAAGAAATAGGATATAGCCTTCCGCCGATCAAAAATGAAAGCGAGTTTACGAAAAACGAAATAAATCGCAGAAAGGTCTGTGAGTTAAGTGTAACGGAAGCGATATTGCTTGACCTTCGGAACAGGTATAAGGAGGGGACGAGAGTGGAGCTTATCAAAATGGACGATAAGCAAGCACCTCCCCTTAAAACGCACGGAACGGTTCGGCACGTAGACGACATAGGAACGATTCATGTTTCTTGGGACAGCGGTTCATCGCTTGGGGTGGTTTTTGGCGAGGATGATTGCAGACCCCTTGTGACGATGAACGACAGAATTAAAGAACAGATTTTGAAAATCCGTGCGACGGGTATTACAAATATGTTCGACACCAAGTATGTTCAATGGCTTGCCAACTTCTGCGGATATTTTGAATTGGTTTGTTTTATCGAGGATAATGTCAGCGATTACGTGAAGTTTATTTGCGAAGGGAGGGTTGGAGATTATGCTTGAGTGGATTACGGTAAAGCTGATGCCCAAGGCTGATGTCATAATTTATCCCAACGGACGATTTTACTTCACGGGACACGCACAAAAACGGTTAGAATTATATAAAAGTCATTGGCAAATTGTGGAAGATGTGCAAAAGAAACGGCTTGCTATGCTTTTCGCTGAATCGGGAAGAGATGCGAGCTTTGGATATACCTGTATTCCGTGCGTTGTAGCAAGGGATTACTTGGGGAAATTTAGATTGCTCCCTCTGGGGGACAAAGGCTATATTTTAGAGCCGATCGAGTAAAAAACGCTTACAGATAGCGGATTCCCAACCGCTAAAACCCCTTTATGGAACAGGGCTGAAAGGCTCTGTTCCTCGTTATGAAAAAGCGTGATTTTTGTATCAAAATTAAATAAATTAATTATCGAATTATCGCCCAAAATCGCTGGATATATATTCGTTTTAGAGGTAATATACACATACAAAAAACGAAGGAGCGAACAGCTATGAAAAGAAAAATCAAAGTAACAATGGTAAGCAAAGCGGCAAGCGTTATGGATTACAACGCACGAGTTGCAAGGGGCGAAGGTACGCAGGTTGAGGTGGTTATCGAAAAGACCATTCGCCTTTCCTTCACGAACTACACGATTTTCGGGGCGAGATTGCTTGACGAACAGAACTTCATCAGAAACAACCAAGACCTTATGAAAGTGGACGAAGACGGCGTTTGGCACGTAATCAGGGTTACTTGCAAGGACTCGAACCTTTCGATTTTGGTAAATGCGGAAGGCTACGATTACGCAAGATACTCGGCAACGATTAGAAAGTAAGGGGGTAGGCTATGAACAGAGAAGAATTGATTACCTTTATGCTTGGGACAGGCGAATATTCCACGGTCAAGGAAGCGGACAGAGCCATTATGAATAAAATGGCGGAGTTGAAAAGGTCGGGGATGAGCCAAAAGAACGCTTGGGAAAGTATGGTTGAATTTATGGAGCTGACCCTTACGCCAAAGACGGATTTGTTTGAAACGAGAGAGCAAGCAATGCAAGGCTGCCTTGCGGAGAGCGATGTTTGCGCTCGGTTTTCCGAAAAGGCAATAGAACTTTTCCGCCAAGGGAAAATCAAGGAAGGGTTTGAGTGGTACGAGCTTGCGAAAACGGCAAGCGTATGTGCAATGCAAGCGCACGAAGCCTTGTGGAAAATGGCAAAAGGTGAGTTGACCGAAGACGAGCAGAGAGCCTTTGAAACGGTAGAAAATGCGGTCGGGAAACTTTTCACGGCAAGGTTCGTTTTGAAAGAAGAATCGAAAAAGGTAGGGTTTTGAGTATGTGGCTTAACGGAAATCTTACGGTGGACGGAATCGAATACGAGTATTGGATTAAGGTATACGAAGAACCTTCTTCATTTGGGATTAACGACGGTCGCATTTCAAAACTTTCCCTTTATCGCGGTAAGGTGGAAGTAGCGAGTTATGACCGTGGTTGGGACAGACGAGCGAAAGACCCCACGGACAAAAAAGCACTCAAACAGATTTTGAATGACAAAAATTGACAAAGGAGAGAAAAACAATGGCAAAAATTTATGGGTTTACTTTGAAAGGGATAGTTAGTTATCCCGACACGGACGGTATAACCGTTCACGCAAACATTTATTACGGCGCAAAGCGTGTAGGCACGTACACGGATCGAGGTGACGGTTCATATTTCCCCATTATCGATTTTGATGGGGATTTCCAAAAGCGGAAGGAAATGGAAGAACTGCTTGCGGAAAAGGCAAAGCAATTTTACGAGAGATTCCCTGAAAAACGGGAACTTAAAGAACTTTATTCAGAAGACCAGGAGCTTTTGAATTATCTCGTCGACCTTGTGGAAGATGAAAAGGCATATAAAAAGGGAGCGAAAGACGGCTACGGATTTATGTTTTCCTTTGTGAACGAGCAAGGTTATCTGTGCTACATCGGCTACCGCACCGAAGAAGAAATGAATAAAGGGTTGGAAAGGCATAAGAACGACCAAATCGTAAAGGTCTACAAAAGCATTTCTGAATTTACGATAGAATAAAGGCAAGAAAACAGAATAAGCCAAAGGCAGGTATCAAACGATGCTTGCCTTTTTTGTTACAAAAAAAGGGGGGTGGTGTCTTGCGAAAGTTGAAAAAATATATGCCGACGAAGTTTAAGGCAAAGGACTCCATCTACGATAAAGGGGCGGCGGATTACGCCGTCAATTTTATTGAATGCCTATGCCATACAAAAGGCACATGGGCAGGGAAGAAGTTTGAACTGATTGATTGGCAAGAGCAGATTATAAGGGATGTGTTTGGTACGCTTAAGCCGAATGGATACCGTCAGTTCAATACGGCGTATATTGAAATTCCTAAAAAACAAGGGAAGTCCGAACTTGCCGCCGCCGTTGCACTTTTGCTTACGTGCGGTGATGGCGAAGAGAGGGCGGAAGTTTACGGCTGTGCGGCGGATCGACAGCAAGCATCCATTGTTTTTGAAGTGGCGGCGGATATGGTTCGTATGTGTCCAGCGTTGAACAAGCGAGTAAAAATTCTTACGGCAACCAAGCGTATTATTTATCTTCCAACGAACAGCTTTTATCAAGTTCTTTCTGCGGAAGCGTATAGCAAGCACGGTTTTAACATTCACGGTGTTGTTTTCGACGAGTTGCACACGCAACCAAATCGAAAGCTGTTTGATGTAATGACCAAGGGGTCGGGTGATGCCCGTATGCAACCGTTATACTTTCTGATTACTACGGCGGGAACGGACACGCATTCGATTTGCTATGAAACCCACCAAAAGGCAAAGGATATCTTGGAAGGGCGTAAGATAGACCCGACCTTTTATCCTGTGATTTATGGTGCGGAGCAAGACGACGATTGGACTGACCCAAAGGTATGGAAAAAAGCAAATCCGTCTCTTGGGATAACGGTAGGGCTTGATAAGGTAAAAGCGGCGTGTGAATCGGCAAAGCAAAACCCTGCGGAAGAGAACTCTTTCCGTCAACTGCGCCTTAATCAATGGGTTAAGCAAGCGGTGCGTTGGATGCCGATGGAAAAGTGGGATAAATGTGAAGTGGTTTTTCACGAGGAAGATTTGGAGGGGCGCGTTTGTTACGGTGGTCTTGACTTGTCTTCCACAACCGACATTACGGCGTTTGTTTTGGTTTTCCCTCCTACGGCGGATGATGAAAAATATTATATTTTGCCGTATTTTTGGATTCCCGAAGAAAATATCCCTTTGCGTGTTAATCGTGACCATGTCCCGTATGACTTATGGCAAAGGCAGGGAATTTTGGAAACGACCGAGGGCAACGTTGTCCATTACGCCTATATTGAAAAGTTCATCGAAAAATTAGGAGAAAGGTTTAATATTCGTGAAATCGCCTTTGACCGATGGGGTGCTGTGCAAATGGTACAGAACCTTGAAGGAATGGGATTCACGGTTGTTCCGTTTGGGCAGGGATTTAAGGATATGAGTCCGCCGACCAAAGAGTTGATGAAACTCGTACTTGAAGGAAAGCTCGCTCACAGCGGGCATCCTGTTCTTCGGTGGATGATGGACAATGTCTGTGCGAGAACTGACCCAGCAGGGAACGTGAAGATGGACAAAGAAAAGTCCACGGAAAAAATCGACGGCGCAGTTGCAACCGTTATGGCGTTGGATAGAGCAATACGCTGTGGAAACGATAATTCGGAATCGGTCTACGACAATCGTGGACTGATTTTTATTTAAGGAGGTAAAAATGGGGTGGTTTACAAGCCTATTTCGGTCAAGGGATAAACCCAAGGTTGAAAATCGAACGGCGGGTAGCAGTTATACCTTTATGCTTGGCGGTTCAACAAGTGGCAAACCTGTAACCGAGCGTTCGGCAATGCAAATGACGGCGGTGTATTCGTGCGTTAGAATTTTGGCGGAAGCGGTGGCAGGTTTGCCGTTGCACTTATATCGATATAAAGACGGCGGCGGTAAAGAAAAAGCAACCGACCATTCGTTATATCACCTTTTGCACGACGAGCCGAACCCAGAAATGAGTTCCTTTGTTTTTAGGGAAACGTTGATGACACACCTTTTGCTTTGGGGGAATGCGTATGCGCAAATCATCCGCAACGGCAAGGGCGAGGTTGTGGCGTTGTACCCTTTGATGGCAAACAAAATGACCGTTGACAGGGATGAAAACGGGAAGATTATTTACAAGTATCAGCACACGAGCGAAGAAGCAAGCACGATGAAAAATACCATTGTAACGCTTGCCCCGAAGGATGTTCTTCACGTACCTGGTCTTGGGTTCGATGGTTTGGTGGGGTATTCGCCGATTGCAATGGCAAAGAATGCAATTGGTATGGCGATTGCCTGCGAAGAATACGGCGCAAAGTTCTTTGCGAACGGTGCTGCGCCGAGTGGAGTTTTGGAACATCCAGGCGTAATCAAAGACCCCAGTCGAGTGCGTGATGCTTGGCAGAGCCAGTTTGGTGGTTCGGCAAACGCAAATAAAGTGGCGGTTTTGGAAGAAGGGATGAAATATACGCCTATTTCCATTTCGCCAGAACAAGCACAATTTCTTGAAACAAGAAAGTTTCAAATCAATGAAATTGCTCGAATTTTCCGAGTGCCTCCACATATGGTTGGCGATTTGGAAAAATCGAGCTTTTCTAATATTGAACAGCAGAGCTTGGAGTTCGTAAAGTATACGCTTGAACCGTGGCTTGTGCGGTGGGAACAATCGCTTGCAAGGGCGTTATTTTCCATCGACGAAAAAACGGAGTTGTTCGTTAAATTCAACGTGGAAGGGTTGCTTCGTGGCGATTATAAAAGCCGAATGGAAGGTTATGCAACGGCTCGTCAAAACGGTTGGATGAGCGCAAACGATATACGAGAACTCGAAAATATGGAACGAATTCCCGAAGAAAAAGGCGGGGATTTGTATTTGGTAAACGGCAATATGCTACCGCTTGGTATGGCGGGGGCTTATGCAAATTCAAAAAAAGAGGAGGACAATAGTGAAGAAGTTTTGGAAGTGGAAGAACCAGTCTCCAACCGCAGACGAAAGCGGACACGAGAAACCGACTGAACGTGTACTTGAACTTTACGGTACGATTGCAGAGGAAAGTTGGTTTGACGACGAAGTAACCCCGCGAATGTTCAAAGATGAGTTATTCGCAGGGAACGGCCCCATCACGATTTGGATTAACTCGCCTGGCGGGGATTGTGTTGCGGCGAGTCAAATCTATTCGATGTTGATGGACTATAAAGACAATGTCACGGTCAAGATTGACGGTATCGCTGCATCCGCCGCATCGGTAATTGCGATGGCTGGTACGAAGGTTCTAATGGCACCCACGGCAATGATGATGATTCACAATCCACTCACGGCGGTTTTCGGCAATTACGAAGATATGCAGAAAGCCATTGAGATGTTGGACGAAGTCAAGGAATCCATTATCAACGCCTACGAAATCAAGACGGGGCAATCGAGAGCGAAACTTTCCCACCTTATGGATGCGGAAACGTGGATGAACGCCAATAAAGCACTTGAACTTGGTTTCTGTGATGGTCTCTTGGAAGACGAGAAAAAGGGCGGATTGAACGTTGGTTTCGCCTTCTCTCGGAAAGAGGTCAATAACGCATTTATCAACAAGGTCGTAGCGAAAATACCCAAAGCGCCTGAACCTCAAATTGAGGAAACAGGGCGTTCCGTTGACGATCTTAAAAAGGCAATCAAACAAATTAAAGAGGTCATTTAAGGAGGAAAAAATTATGACTTTAAACGCAATGATTGAAAAACGCAAGAAACTTTTGAACACGATGGATGGATTCCTTGATACCCATAAGGGCGTTAATGGTGTCCTTTCCAAAGAAGACGACGCGGTATACGCAGAAATGGAACAGGAATTCAAAGACCTGACGACCGAAATTCAGCGTATGCAACGCCGTGAAGAAATGGAGCGTGAGATGAATAAACCCATCAATACGCCCATTACAGAAAAGCCTATGAACGTACCTTCCACGGAAGCGGAAGAAAAAAAGGGCAGAGCATCCAAAGCCTACAACAAGGCGTTCTGGAAGAAGACGAGAGAAAGAACGGGTTTTGATACCCTTTCCGTTGAAATGAAGAACGCATTGCAAGAAGGCACGGATTCCGAAGGTGGCTACCTTGTACCCGACGAGTTTGAAAATACGCTCGTTCAATCCCTTGAAGAAGAGAATATCGTCAGAAAGTTGGCGCATACGTTCACGACTTCCGCAGGTGATAGAAAAATTCCTATCGTTACGACGAAGGGTACGGCAGCGTGGACGGGTGAGGAACAAGCCTACCACGAAAGCGATGACACGTTCGGTCAACAGAGTATCGGTGCGCATAAGGTAACGACCCTTATTAAAGTATCCGAAGAACTTCTTAACGACTCGGCGTTTGACCTTGAAGGTTATTTCTCGACCGAGTTTGCCCGTCGTATCGGCAACAAGGAAGAAGAGGCGTTCCTTTTGGGTGATGGCGATAATAAGCCCTTGGGTATTCTCTCTGAAACGGGCGGTGCGGAAATCGGCGTAACGACCGCATCTGCAACGGCGATTACGGCAGACGAACTCATCGACTTGTTCTACAGCCTTAATTCTGCATACAGAAAGAACGCAGTATGGCTTTTGAACGACAGCACGATGAAGGTTATCCGTAAGTTGAAGGACAGCAGCGGTCAGTATTTGTGGCAACCCGCACTTCACGAAGGCGGTCACGAGACCTTGCTTGGCAAGCGTATCTACACCTCGCCTTACTTCCCTGAAGTGGCATCGGGCAACAAAACGGTCGCATTCGGCGATTTCTCGTTCTATTGGATTGGTGACCGCCAAGGCATCAATTTCCGCAGATTGAACGAACTTTACGCTACCACGGGGCAGGTTGGGTTCATTGCCTCCAAACGTTTGGACGGTAAACTCATTCTTCCCGAAGCGGTCAAGGTTCTTCAACAGAAAGGTGGCACGACTACCGCCTAACACAAGGAGGATAAGCTATGCTCGAACTTAAGGAAACGAAAGAGTTCTTGCGAATAGATGGGGATGAGGAAGATAACCTCATCTCCACGCTTATTCTCACAGCCCAAACGTTGACCGAGGACGTAATACGCCAAAAATTATCGGAATTCGAGGAAGTACCTGAACCTATCCACCAAGCAATGTTGATTTTGGTTGGAACGCTCTACGAAGAAAGGCAAATCTCGAAAGAAAAGTCGGGTGTTGATATCAAAGAAACACTCGATTTAGTTCGTCGGATGTTGTTTGCGTATAGGAGGACAATGTTTTGAAAATCGGTAGACTAAATCGGCGGATAGATGTTTTGGAATATAAAACCAAGCGCGACGAGTATGGCGGCGAGGAAGGCAAGTGGGAAATAACGGACACACTCTGGGCGAGTATCGAACCCGTAAGTGGAACAGAATTTTTCCAAGCCCAAACCGTCAATGCGGAAACCGTTGTAAAGATTACCGTGCGGTATAATCCCAAGATTACCGTGTTGAACAGAATCCAATATCAAGGCACCGTGTACGAGATTATTGGCGTAATTGATAGTCATACGGCGCACAGGGCTACGGTATTAAATTGCAAGGAGAGAGTGAACGATGGGTTATGCAGCAAAGCAGAAGAAGGTTAAGGTTGGTATTGAAGGTGCGGATAAAATCGTGAAGGAATTAAAAGCGATGGAAGAGAACGCATCCGACGTGCTTATGCAGGGGGCAAAGGCAGGTGGGAAGATAGCACTTGCTGATGCTCGGCAGAATTGCCCTGTGGATACAGGCGCATTAAAAGCAAGCCTTGATTTGACGGAAATGAAAGCAACGGCAACGAAGGCAACTGTAAAAGTTGACTACGATAAATCGCTCCAATATGGAACGCATGTCGAACTTGGTGCAAGGGGCAGACCAGGCAATCCTTTTTTGCGTAATGCGGTGGATAAAAATATCGACCAAATTAACAGAGAAATTGTCAACGTGATTTCCAAGGCGGTGGGGAGGTAAGAATGAAGGATATTTGTCAAGCGCTCTACGAGTATTTGAGTGGAATAACGGAAATCCAAGACCGAGTGCAAGGACGAGTTTATCCCATTCTTCTTCCGCAAGATAAACCCCTTCCAGCAATTGTTTATTCGCCTGTTATAGCGAATTACGATTCCGCTTTGCAAGGGGATACGGGTTTCGTCAAGCAAACGATTCAGTTTGTTTGCCATGACACGACCTATAAACGAACGAGGGAATTATCCCGAATGCTGAAACGAGCATTCCAGGATTTCCACGGAGATATGTGCGGGTTGTTTATTCAAGCCGTATTTATCAAAAGTGATTACGAGTACAACGCAAATACGTCTCTTAAATTTGATATGGGAGAGTATATGTCAAGTCTCGAATTTGAATTCTTTTTCAATGAAAAATAATAGGAGGAACAATTATGGCTATTGCAGGTAAGAACGGTAAAGTCGTGATCGGCGGAAGTTCTGAAAAGGTAGTTGGTATTAAGAACTGGTCGTTGGAGCTTTCGTTGGAAACGCTTGAAACTACCGCCCTTGGTGATGATTGGAAAAATTATATCACGGGCTTGAAAGAATGGACGGCAAGTTCCGAAGGCGATTATAACGTACCGTCGGATACGGCTGGTCAAGAAGCGTTACAGACGGCATTCCTGAACGGCGAAACCGTAACGGTCAAACTGTACGTGGACGGAAAGAACTATTACCAAGGCGAGGCTTATATTTCGAGCCTTTCCATTGAAGACCCTGTGGACGACGTCGTAACAATTAGCATTGAGTTCACGGGTTCGGGCGCACTTTCCTTTGAAAAGGGCGTATAAACAAAAAGGAGTAAATTATGAAGAAAGGTGTAACGATTCAACTTGATAAACCCAGAACCCTTCGCTACGGCATCAATGCTCTTGCGAAAATCGAAGATATCATCGGCAGACCTATTATGGGTCTTGACCTTGAAAAGCTCGGCATCAAAGAACTGCTTGCGATTGTTTACGCAGGTCTTTATCACGAAGATAAAAACCTCACGGTTTCCAAGGTCGGCGATTTGATTGATGATTATTCCGACTTAAACGAAATTGCTGAAAAACTCGGCGAAGCGTTGACGGAGGCATTCGGTAAACCCAAGACGGAAACGGCGGAGGATACCACGGGGGAATAAACGCCGCCACTTTTGACTTATCTAACTTCTGTGATAGGGCTGTCGTGCAACTTGGTATTGACCCGTTGATAATTGGCGAATATACGCCTTACGAGTTAGTGCTTTTAGCCAAGCAAAAGAGGGAACGTGAGCAACAGCAGTTTGAAAACGACCTTGTTTTGGCTTGGCATATCGAGGCTTTCGGTAGGCAAAAACGTCTGCCGAAACTTGAAAAAATATTAAAAGATGCACGGCGAAAGCCCAAGAAAACAGACAGTCGGAGTGATGCCATTTTGAAAGCAATGGCGGCGGAAAAAGGAGTAATTATCGAATAGGAGGGGAATAGATGGCAGTAATAAGAAACCTTGTTGTGAAGATTGCAGCCGACATCTCTTCGCTATCGAAAGGACTACAAAACGCGCAAAAGCAAATCCAGAAAGTTTCGGCGGGTTTTACAAAGGCAGGTACGAAGTTAACGGCAGGAATAACTGCGCCTTTATTGGCGTTAGGGGGAACTGCTATTAAAATTTCAAAGGATTTCGAGCAATCAATGGCAAACGCCGCATCTGTTTCGGGTGCGACGGGCGAAGAACTCCAAGAAATGACAGACCTTGCTCGTCGAATGGGTGCAAAAACGGTCTTCTCGGCATCCGAGGCGGCAGACGCACTTTATTATATGGCATCGGCGGGTTATAAAGTCGACCAGATGTCAAGCTCTATCGAGGCAACGCTGAACCTTGCATCTGCAACCCAAAGTGACCTTGCATTTACAACCGATACCGTTATTTCGGCTCTCAACCAGTTCGGGTTGGAGGCGAGTTCAGCAGAGCGTGTAACGAACGTTTATGCCGCCGCTATCGGTGCATCAATGGCGAGTATGGATAAACTATCCACATCAATGGGGTATATTGGCCCCGTGGCGCATAGCCTTGGATGGGAAATTGAAGAAGTCACGGGTGCGCTTTCGGTTTTGTATAATGCAGGTTATGACGGCTCAACGGCAGGTACTTCGTTAAGACAGGCGCTTGTGGCATTGATGAACCCGACTTCATCGGCAATTAAGGTTTTTGATGAGTTGGGTATCAATTTGGAACAACTTGACCCGACATCAAACGACCTTGCCTCAATTTTGGATACGCTTTCTGCGGCTGGAATGACAACTGCCCAAGCAATGGAAGTTTTCGGCGCAAGGGCAGGTCCTGGTATGTTGGCATTGATGAGCGCCGGTGGTGATGCCGTTCGTGATATGACGGCGGCGGTCACGGGGACAAACAAAGCCAACGAAATGGCTGCACAACAATTGGATACCTTGGAAGGGCAATGGGCGGAATTAACCTCCCAATTGGAAGAAATCGCCATTATGTTCGGTGACGTTTTAATTCCAATTATAAGGCAATTAATAACGAAATACATCACGCCACTCACAACTAAATTAATGGGAATGAGTATGGGGACAAGAAAAAACGTCGTTGTTATTGCTTTGTTGGCGGCGGCGATTGGCCCCTTGTTGCTTGTGATGGGGAAACTTATATCAAGCGTAGGGATGATTGCGAAGGTTGCTTCTGTTCTCTTCTCGAAGGTTGGCTTAATTATTATGATTATTGCCGCCGTTATCGGGGTGTTGATTTATCTTTGGAAAACGAATGAGGATTTCCGAAACTTCGTCAAAAAGGTATGGGATCAGATAAAGAAATTTATTCTTTCTGCGGTTGAAAAAGTCAAGTCGTGGTGGGATAAAAACGGCGAGAAAATAATCAATGAAGCAAAGAAAGCCTTGCAAGCGTTGTGGAATACGGTCAAGTATATTTTCTCGCTTATTTGGAAAATCGTCGTTGAAGTTTTCGGTATCGTCAAGGATATAGTTTTAGACGTTTTGTCTTTAATTGCACAGTTCTGGCAACAGTATGGTGCGAAGATATGGGCAACGGTAAAAAATCTGTTCACGCAGATTTGGAGTATCGTCAAAACCTGCCTTGATATTATCGTGGATGCGGTATTGAAATTTTTAACGTATGTACGACCGATATGGGAAAATATCAAGTCCTTATTTGCCTCGCTTTGGGATACAATCGTTCAACTTTACGAAACGTTAAAGCCGATTTTTGAACTTATCGGTGGGGTGGTCTTGTCGCTTTTAGGCGTTGTCGTTGGCGTGGTTGACGGCATTATTTCTGCACTTGGCCCCTTAATCCAAGCGGTGATAGACGTTGGTAAGGCGGTGTTTGACATTGTCAAGATGGTTTGTGCCTTACTTCGTGGTGACTGGGCAGAGGCTTGGGAATATATGAAGAGCTTTGCCCTTAATATCTGGTCAGCAATAAAGAATATTTTCCTTGGAATTTGGGAGTTCATACAAGGATTCTGCGACGGAATTGGAAAATTTTTCGGGAATCTTGGCGATACAATTGTCAATATTTTTAAGGCTGCCTGGGAAGGCATATCCTCGTTCTTCGTAAATCTCTGGGACGGTATCTGTTCCGTTTGCGGTTGGATTTGGGATAAAATTACGGGGTTGTTTTCAAGTATTGGCGATTTCTTTGCGGATATTATTGCCGATGCGTTCAATTGGGGTAAGAACCTAATTCAAAACATAGGTGACGGTATCGAGGCTGCTTGGGATTGGGTTGTTGACGGTGTAAAGGACATAGGTGGAGCTATCAAGGACTTCCTTGGGTTCGGTTCACCGACAAAGAAAGGACCAGGACATACCGCCGACGAATGGATTCCAAACCTAATGGAAATGATGGCGATGGATATGTATGCAAATATCCCGCTTATCCAAAGAGCAGCAATTCAAGTGGCATCTGCCTTGAACCCGACTTCGCCAAATAAGGCGGTGGTTGGAACAGGCAGCAGTCCTTATGGAGACCTTTTGAACGGTTTATTGCAAGGTATGGTTGCAACCAATAATCCAGGAGGCGAAGAGAAAAACGAAATCGTTATGGAACTTGATGGTCAGACGTTTGCGCGTTTGATTGTTCCAAAATTAACGAGAGAATATAAACGAAATGGTGTCTTTTTGAAGGAGGTATAGGGTGGAATTTTTAAGATTAAACGGTAAAGCCATCAAAGCGCCGAAAGAAATCACAATCTCGCCTGAAAACCTTGATAAGGCGGAAAGAACAATGGACGGAACGATGGTGGTTGACATCATCGGTACGAAAAGGAAGATTGATGCCTCTTGGGAATACCTCTCGAAAGAAGATATGGCGATTTTGGCAAATGCAACACGGAAAGAAACTTTTACGCAGGTAACCTTCCACGACAAAACTACGGCAGAACTTATTACGATAACCGCAAGAGCAGAGGGGCTTACGTATAGCCCTTTCTACGACTGGGCGAAGGATAAACTTCTGTGGAAAGGTGTGGCGGTTACCTTTAAGGAAAAGTAAGGAGGGGAGTATGGAATATTCAGACAATCCTCGCAAAATTTACGGAAAAGTCGAAATCGTCTATTCGGATGCGGATATCAGTAAAGACCTTGAAACGACCGAAAGCGGAAATTCTGAAATCAGCCATCCGCAGGAAATTTATCGTGGGTATGCAACGCCCACAGTACGTGCTTGCACGATGGACGGGAACTGTACTATGGACGGGTCTTGGTTTATGATAGACGATTCGTGCAAATGTGGGTGGTGGAGTGGCTCACTTTCCGATGGGAATGGTGTGTTTGCAACGCCACCTTTTATTGAGCTTGCGTTCGTTCAACGACCTATTATTTCTTGGAAAATTAAAGGAGATAGCAAGCTCGAACAGTACCCTGTTGATTTTAGAATTGATTATAAAAGGAACGGAACAATAGTACGGAGCGAAAACATAGTCGGGAATGACTTGTTGGAAGTTTTGTTGACTCCAAAAATTGAGGACATTACGTCTGTTCGGATGACTATAACGAAGTGGAGCAAGGGCAATGCGTGTGCAAAAATAATGCAGTTTTATGAAACCTTGTTTGAAACGTATGAAGGCGATGCGATGCAGATGTTTGAGGTCAACGAGGAACTCGGTGCAGCAGACGGCAATTACAATATTAACTCTGATACGATGACCGTCTCGATTTATAACGAAGAGCGAAAATTCGACAAGGGATACTTGCGTTCCTTAACGGTGCTTGACCGAAAGGTGATGCCGTATTTGGGAATAGAAAAGGATGGGAAAATCGAGTATACGGCACTTGGCACATTTTATTCCGACGAATGGCAAGTCAGCCAAGATAGTCAATGGGTCAAATGCAACGCCGTCGATAAGTTGATGCGATTGCAGACAAAGACCTATGTGGGTTTTCCTTTGACAAATAACGCTACCATGTACGAGATTACGGAGGATATTTTGCAGAAGGGTGGGTTAACACCAAGCCAATACATTATATCCGAAGAATTAAAGAATATGGTAGTCCCGATGGCGTTTATTCCAAAAATTTCTGTTTGGGATGCTTTACAGGAAATCGCAAACGCGGGACTTTGTAAAATTTATATGGATAGGCAAGATAGAACGATTGTCAGGGCGGAGAGTGAAGTACCGATTGAGGAAACGGTTCGTATTTCTCCGAGCAATATGTTCACTTACACGAGCAATATCACGCTGACGGAATTCGCAAACAGCGTAAATGTGGAATACTGCGAAATTACATTGTCGGATGATTTAGTGGATACGGCAGAAATCGAAGTTGTTTTGAATCCATATGAAAGCAAAGTTGTTGAATGCGATTATACTTCCGATATTGCGTATGCCTCTGCGGTTTCTGATAATTCAAAGGTGCGAATCAGTAATTTTACAAGTGGCGTTAATGCAGGGACTATGACGGTAAGCAACACATCGGGCGAGTACGCAACGGCAATTATTACAATATCCGGCAACGCAATAGAGGTAAACTCCAAGAAGATAAATAAGCAAGATGCCGAAAGTGTGGACAATTTCGGTGTAATAGAATATACGCACCCCGCAAGCGAGTTGGTTCAAAGTAGCGAACACGCTGTCCATATCGCAAATATTTTACTTGGAAAAATGAAAGCAAATCAAGGAAACATCACTACGACGTGGCGTGGTAATCCTGCGTTGCAATTGGGTGATAGTTATGAGTGCGAGGATCGTTTCGGCGATACAAATAAATTGATTTGCGAGTATAACAAATTTAGCTTTGACGGGGGATTGAAACAAGAAACCCGTGGAAGGAAGGTATAGGAGGTAGAGAATGGCAACTTGGAAAACTCCAAACACGAGTCATACGGTTGAAGACCAGGTTACGCCAGATATTTTTAACACGCTGGCGGAAAATGAAATTTATTTGAAAGACACTAAAATCGTCAGTTCGCAGGTTCAAGATGGTGCGGTTACGAGTACGGAGAGTACGACCCGTGCAAACATCTCAAGCGGTGATACTGTTAAGGTTGCGTTTGGAAAACTGCGGAAATGGTTCTCTGATTTTGGTGTTCTTTGCTTTTTAGATAAGGTTGACACCGACCAAATCGAGGCAACTTCGGTAACAATGGGTAAAATTGCAAGCAATGCTGTCTCTACGGGTAAATTAGACGGACTTGCAGTTACGACGGCGAAAATTGCAAATGCCGCCGTAACGGATGTAAAACTTGCGGTAAACTCCGTCATAACAGAAAAAATACTCGATTTGGCAGTAACAACATCGAAACTTGCCGACCTTGCAGTAACGAGTGCAAAGCTCGCAACAAGTGCGGTTACAACGGCTAAAATTGCCGATTTAAACGTGACAACGGCAAAGTTGGCGAATGGTTCGGTGACCACGGCGAAACTCGCTGATGGGGCTGTTACCGATGTAAAAGTGAGCGATGTTGCAGCAAGTAAAATAACGGGGCTTGCCGCAGTTGCTACGAGTGGGAAGTATAGCGATTTAACAGGTACTCCTTCCTTTAGCTCGTTCACTTTAACAAGAGGAACTTATACCGTAGATAAGCAATACAACATTCCTGCGACGGGTTTGTATTTGCCTTTTATCAAATTCACAAACAATGCAGGTTATGTAAGTGTTTCTTGTATGGGTACGTTTTCAAATAAAACAGGGCAAGTCAATCCAAGTTATAGCTCGATTTCGTCAATATACTATAGCGGACAAAAGCAGATTCAGTTGAGATGTGTTTACGTAAGCTCGACGGCGCTACGATATGAAGTATACATTTCAAGTAATGCTACCACAGCTCCAAGCACGCTTTGGACGGATTATTCCGATAGCGGGACTTTAGAGTTGATTATGTATAAAATCGACAACTTCTCGGCGATTTGGTAAGTTATAAGGGGTGGAAGAATGCTGACGGTAGTAAAAGGCGATATTTTTGAATTCTGCGTTGCGATGTGCAATGTCGACCCCTATGCGGTAAAGAAAGTTGAGTTTTCCAGCCGTGATTTGGGCGTAATCCACGAAGCGTTTTATGACGATGGTGTGTACCGTGTACGCATTCATGGTGAGGTTACAAAGAATTTCCCCGTTGGATTTGCAAAATACGATGTTACGGTCACGTTAATCGATGATGAGCGTTTGACCGTGAAAGTGAACGAGAGAGTTCAAGTCTTGGAAAAACGAAACGAGGTGTGAAATGAATAAAGAACACGGAATTATGATTTGTCCAGGCGTAACGGTCTCGGACAATTATATTCGGCTTACGAACAAGCCAAAAATAAACGGGATTGAGTTATGTGGAAATAAAACTTCTACGCAACTCAATCTTTTATCTAACCAAATCGGCGAATATAGCGAGATAGACCTTGCGACAGCAGGCAACGACTCCTATATGCTCGTATTCCCTCAAGCGGGTCAGCCGAGTAAAGTACGGGTGGGGGATATCAAGTCGGGAATGTTTTCCACAACGGAAGCGGTAACCGAAGAAACAGTAGAAACGATGGAAGTCGGTGAATTTATATTCAAAAAATTGGAGGATTAAAAAATGGCACAAACGACTAACAAATTTCAAATTATTCAGAAGGTAAGCGAAACAGACACGATGGTTCTTCATCCAGAAACGGATGCGAGTATCGTAAAATATGACGGTACAACGTCGGGGTTGAGTGCAACCGATGCAAAAGCGGCAATTGACGAGCTTGCAAGTCAAATTGATGATATCACGGGTGGCGGTGTTGTTACTGGTATCAAGGGTAATACGGAAAGCACTTATCGAAAAGGTCAAGTAAATCTTACCGCTGCAAATATCGGAGCAGAAACGGCGGGGACTGTAGCAACACACAATAGCAATACTTCTGCGCATACGGATATCCGCAATTTAATTACGGCGGCACAGAATAAGGCAAATCAAGCCTACACGCTGGCAGAAGGTAGGGCAAGAGCTGTGGCGTTTGATACGCTTGATTCGGTAAAAACGAACTTGAAATCGGCATCGAATTCGGCTTATAAGGTTGGCGATCACATTCTTATCAAGGCAACAAATACGCCTGATTATTGGATTTCCGCAATCCTTACGAGCAACACGGGCGATTATGGTTATTACGAGTTGACCGCATTGGAAACCCCGAAGGTTGACCTTTCTGGGTATCAGACCAAAACGGACAGCTCTTTAACGACCACGGCAAAAACTGTCGTTGGGGCGATTGGCG